AACGATTCCAACGATCCGCTGAATGGGCCGCCGCGCGGGAGAAGGAGACCGAATATGGGAAGTGAGAACTGGCTCGACTGCCCGAAGTGCGGGCACGAATGGAAGTCGCCACCGGACGATCAATGGACCCGCATCGCCCTCGCGCTGAGGGTCCTGGAGGCGGTGGAGCGTGCATCTGCGCTGGCGGACGAGAATGGTCTGGCCTGTGATTGCTGCCGCGAGATCCTGCGGAGAGCGGAGGAGAAGCCATGAATGGTAACTACGTTCTTGAAGGCAAGACCCCGCGCCTAGAAGCGGATTCCATGAAGCGCGCCGCCGCCCGGTACGCGAAGTGGGAAGCGAAGCAGAATGCCCCGCAATCCTGATTGCCGTGGGTGCCCGCTGTTCTCCGGCAACCAGACGGTCTGCCTCTGGGGGCGGGGGAAGACCGATCGCCCCTACGTCATGTTCGTGGGGGAGGCTCCAGGGGAGATCGAGGACCGCACCGGGATCCCCTTCGCCGGAACCGCTCCGTCCGGAGGTAGGCTCCGGAAACTCATCAAGATGCTCGACCTCCAGGAAGACTGCTACATCACCAACGCGGTCAAGTGCCGGCCCCCGGGAGAAAAGGGGGGCAACCGATCCCCAACCCGGGAGGAACTGGCAAGCTGCCTGCCATTCCTCGAGGAAGAGATCCGCGAGGTACAACCTCGGTACCTCGTGCTCCTGGGGGCGACCGCCATCCGGGCGGTCACCGGGGACCACAAGGGTACCGTCGCGTCGTACCGAGGACGCCGTACCTGGCGCGTGGCAGGAATCCCTGCCATCGCTACCTACCACCCCGCCGCTACCCTCGCCGGCCGAGACCCCGGTAAGCTGGACTACCTAATCCAGGACTTCAATAGACTATCAGACTCCTCAGAGTGGGATCAGGAGAAGTCCGGGGATCTACAACTGCTCTCAGGATGCCCCAGGAAGGCCCCTAGCGGGCCCGCTGTGGCGTTTGATCTCGAGACCACGGGGTTGGACTGGTGGAACCCGGGTGGACGTGTCCTGTGCGGTTCCTGGAGCACAGGGAAGAAGACAGGGATCTTGACCACGGAGGAGGTGCCAACTTTTCTGGGACTCCTCGAGCCGGGCAGGCAGGTGTTGGTAGGGCACAACCTGAAGTTCGACTTGGCATGGGCCCGGATGCAGTTCGGGTTCCGATGGTCCGGAGCCGTCTTCGACACCATGGTCGCAGCCCACATGCTGGATGAGAACGATAATGTCCTGGATCTTGGTGGACTATCCCTGAGGCACACCCCGTTCGGGATCTATTGGGCAGAGACGGAGCCTCTGATCCGGAAGGGCAAGGTGCTGGACATCCCCCTGGACGTTCTGACCCGGTACTGTGGGTTCGATTCGGCTGCAACCTACATGCTGTACGAGAAGTACCGTCGGGATCTGCGGAAGGATAAAGACCTGTTCCGCTGTTTCGGGATGAAGATGCATCAGCTCAAGGCGTTGCTCGAACTCGAGATCGACGGGTTGCTGGTCGACGATGCTCGGGTGGAGGTTCTCTCCACGGATCTGAAGAAGCAGATTCGGTCGAAGTTCCTGGCCCTGCGCAGATTCACGGGCCCGAACGTGAACGTCGGCAGCCAGAAACAACTCGTGAAGTTCTTGTTCGAGGACCTGGGTTTCAGGCCCGAGAAGCTCACCCAGAAGGGTGCTGACTCGACCGACAAGGAGGTCCTGGAACGGCTCCTCGAGCAGTCCTGGCACCCCTTCCAGGCAACAGGTAAGCTCCAGTCCCTCACCCCTAGACAGGCACGGGGATTCGTCCAGAACCTGATCGCCTGGAGGAAAACCGAGAAGCTCCATAACACCTACATCGTGGGCAAGAAGGGTGTCACTTCCGCCCGGGACCCCAAGGGACGTATCCACCCCACCTACAAACTGGCTTCCACGGTCACCGGACGCCTGTCCGCCGAACACCCCAACATCCAGAACATCCCCCGGGAAGCATCGGGGCCCATCCGAGCCGTCTTCGTGGCCCCACCCGGCAAGGTACTCCTCAACGCCGACTATTCCCAGCTCGAACTCCGAATCACCGCCTACCTCACCCGAGACCCGACCATGCTCCAGGTCTTCCGGGATGACCGGGACCTCCACTCCGAGACCGCCCGGCTCATCCTGGGACATGACCCCACCAAGGACGAGCGGCACATCGCCAAAACCTGTAACTTCTGCGTCCTGTACGGAGGGGGGCCGAAGAAACTCGCGGCGGAGTCGGGGCTTAGCCCACACGATGCGTCGGCGTTCATCAAGAAGTGGTACCAGACGTTCCCCCAGGTGGCGGTTTGGCAGAAAGAACAGGAACAGAAGATACTTTCTACTGGACAGGTTCGCAGCCTTTGGGGTAGGATCCGCAGGCTTCCCGGAGCCGTCGTCGCGGATCGCAGGCAATACGAGGAGATGATGCGCCAGGCGTGCAACAGTCCGATCCAGTCCACCGCGGCGGATCTGACGGTGATGGGGCTGGTGGAGTTGCAGTGTGATCTTCCACGGTGCCGGTTCATCGCCACGGTTCACGACTCGATTCTATGTGAGGTACCGCAAGATCAAGTCACATCGCACGCCGTAAAAATCAAGTACATCCTGGAAGACCCCGGCCATATTGCTCGCGCATTTGGCTACAACGTGAAGTTCGACGTTCCACTCAAGGTGGATCTCAGTGTCGGCCCCTCGTGGGGCGAGATGGAGGAGTTGAAACTATGATCCCCGAGAAGTGCGAACACCCCGCAGAGCTGCGTTGGCAATGGAAATAGTGGTGAATGACGTGCATCACTTCGACCCGGAAGAGTTCGATGAAGACCCTTGGGAGTTGAGAAAGGAAGACTACCGAGAGAGGAGGACAGGATCCATGCCTACGAAGAAGAAACCGATTCCAGCCAAGGCCGTCGCTAAGAAGAAGGTTGCTACGAAACCCCCGGTGAAGGTAACACCGGAGGAAACCGAGGAGAAGGTCGTCACCACCCGCACGGTGGGGAAGATCGACCCGCAGGCGGCGCACCAGGCCCTGCGCGGTTCGAGCCGCGCAGGGGGAGACCGCGCCGAGTTCTTCTCCACCAAGGAGAATGGCGTCTATGACATCACCCTGTTCCCTCCGATCGCTCCCCTCGTCATGCCCTGGGTCCCTCGGTGGGGCCACGGCATCCGGCTGGGCAAGCGAGCTGAGTTCTTCGAAGTCTCCGGTGAACGGCAGGACGGATCCGTATGGTCCTTCAAGACTCCTCTCACTTGCATCCACGAGCATGGTGGAGCGGTCTGCCCAGTATGCGTGGTCCAGGACTGGCTCACGGCCAACAGCAAGAGTGGGTTGGATGTCAAACCGGCGTGCCGGATGCTACTGAACATCTACCACAACGCCGGGTTCTACGTCTGGGAGTCTCCGGCGTCCGTAACCCAGCAGATGGGAGAGGTTGCGGAAGGTATCGAGGGCAGGCCGGCTCTCGGATGGGACATCTTCTCGACCCTCAGCAACTGGCGAATCACCCGCCGGAATGAGAAGCGAGGCAAGCGAGGCAACTTCGTGGTTTACGACGTGGAGTATGCCGAGGACCAGGGTCAGGAAGACACTCCTCAGGACTGGTTGGGAAGACTCTACAACCTGCCTGAGGTGATCCGTACCTGGCCCCTCGACGTGATGATCCCAGCTCTCTCCCGTGGGGTCGGTGGGCACGTGCCCCTGCGGGAGGTGTTCAAGCCGTACCCTGAGTTCGTGGAACACCTTCCGTGAAGCAAGTCGAGTTCATCGACGAAGAGGACGGCCTAGGTAAGTACGGGAGATGGACACTTAGACTGTGGTTAGAACAACAGAGGACATACCTACAAATGCTTGGCGGGTGGACCCGAAAGTACATGGCGTCCGAGGTATTGAAGATCATCTCGGAGGCACGGTTCCAGGTGCTGGACTCGAGCATCATGGCACTCCGAAGCCAGATCGACCGACTGGAGAGACAGCGCAAGGGACACTCGCGCTGGCACGCGGAGAAGGCCAAGCTGATAGAGAACCGTGAATCGGTCACGATGGACTTCCTTATGGTGCTACTTGAGTACATGGGACTGGAGATCATCACGGACGAGTCGAGGAAACTCATCACAAGGAAGAAGGGAGACGTATGACCTGGCTATCGGCATCCCGAGAGCATGGATCGCTATCACGGGAGATCGCGCAGAATGTGAAGCTCCCACACCCCGAGCTGGACTTCAAGCCGGGGACGCCTTTGGAGAGACGGGAGATCCGAGTCAGTGAGATGGACAAGTGCATCCGGTACCTCGCCTACAACTGGCGCGGGGTGCCGGTCTCGAACCGATTCTCCGCCACCGCCAAGGAGAAGATGGAGAAAGGGAACCTCATCCAGGACCGGGTGCGGGGAGTCCTAATCCCCAACTACTCCCGGTACTGGGTAATTGGCTGGACACCGGAGCTGCTGGTGCGGCACCACGTCGGAGGCGTGACCTTCACCGGGCACCCGGACGGGTTTCTCTACGAGTGGAGAACGGGTAAGATCACGTCGGTCTTCGAGTGTAAGAGCACGGCCGACTACGGGTTTATCCAATGCTGCCGGGAGTCCCTCTCCAACCCAGACCACTACTCGGCAACCTACGTTCACCAGACCAATACGTACGCCGGCATGTGGAACGCGGCGGTGCCCAAGAACCAAGTCAACGAGATGACGATCTTCGTCTACAGCGTGGGGGGGAAGGAGGACAAGGATGTCGGGGCCCCGTACAAGGAGTTCTGGTTCGCGCACTCAGCCAAGCTCTTCCAGGAAGACAAAACCCGCCTCACGGGACTCTTCCACCAAGTCGAAGCCGATCCCGAGTACGTCCCGGATCGGCCGTACGAACAAACCGATTGGCATTGTACGGGATGCTCCCACTTCGATCACTGTTACGGCATCCGAAGAACCCTGGATCCTGCTGGCCGCTCTGCGGGACCCGGCAACGTGGCAGAGAGTCAACAGTCGGTTACCGGGAGAGCTGTTCCCCGGAGACCTCGGGCTGCTAAGAAAAGTGCTGGATAGCTACTGGTCGAAGGCCGCAACCAACGGGAAACCGGCCGCGGTCAGCTCCCTGGCGGTACTCGCCAGGGAGCAACTCCGGCCGCATTGGAAACGCCTGCGGCCCCTGGTGCAGAAGTGGTTGAACGTGCCGATCCCGCAGGATCCCGTGATGCGGGGGGCTCTGACTGGATACGTGCGGAGGGAGTCGTTGTTGCTGTTGACCCGACAGATCCTCCAGGACTCGGCCAAGGGGAAGTCCCTGGATCCGGAGACGTACCAGCGGAAACTGGAGAAACTCAACTTCTCGTTCCTGGACGACGAAGACAAGATGATTACCTTCACCAGCAGTCCCGTTACCTACACCCGGGAACTGGTGCGAGGACGTGTCCCGACCGGGATCGGTACCATCGACTCACGGATCCGCGGGGGTCTGGGTCCCGGAGAGCTGGGTGTGGTCCTCTCTCCACCCAAGGGAGGGAAGACGGCAACACTGGTCAACTTCGGGACCCACGCCGCTCTACTGGGGAAACGGGTACTGCACGTCACGCTCGAGATCTCAAAGTTCATGGTCACGGAACGCTACGACATGAGGATCGGCGGACTCAGTACCGAGGAGATCCAAGCCTCAAAGAAGGGAACCCTCCTCGCTATACGCAAGCACGTGCAGGATACGGGCGGGGAGATCCTGATCGTGGACCTCAGCAGCGAATCCGTGACCCCGGATCGGATCCAGAACCTGATCGCTCTCCATGGACCGATCGGACTCGTGATCCTGGACTACGCCGATCTCATGGTGTCATACACGTCCGAGGATCGCCGGGCCGTGCTGGGACAGAACTACCGGGACCTGCGAAAGGTCGGCGTTCGGATGGACGTGCCTACCTGGACCGCCAGCCAAGGAACCCGGGACACGATCGAGAGCGAGGAGTTCGGGTTGCAGAACATGGCGGAGGACATCACCAAGTCCCACACCGCGGACGTGGTAATCTGCATGATGCAGTCCCCCGAACAACGGCAGCGGGAAATCATGCGCGCTAAGGTCGCCGCTACCCGTGGATCGGCCGAGAACCCGATCGCCATGCTCCGCTGCCAATTCAAGACCATGACCATCACCCCCATGGAAGGAGGGTCGAATGCTCCCAAGGTACAACCCAAGAAGATGCGTCGGTCTCGGGGCAGAGATCCGAAAGCGGATGCTCAGTAAGGGAATCACGTATGAAAACCTCATCGAGGAATTCGGGAAGGAGGCCGACAGAGCCGGCATCCCGCACACCAAGGTTACCAAGGCTGACATCCAGAACCTCACTCGTGGGTCGGGACTCTTCCAACTCCCCACGATCCTCACCCTCCAAAGACTCGGGTTCCTCCCGGGATCGGGTGTTCATCCTAGGCATCGACCCAGGAATGGCGAGGACCGGAACCGCAGGACTCCTGGTAGTAAACGGGTTCTACGGGGAAAAAGAGATCCTGAGTCTGTTTAGCTTCGTACCCAAGAACCGACAGGACTTCGTTCAAGTCATCCTGGATCGGTCCGAGGGCTTGGTACGAGAACCTCACGAGTTCGTGGTGATCGAGGAACCCTACTACAACCGGATGAATCCTAAGGGGTACGCTACCCAGGCTGCGATGGTAGCGGTCCTGGAGTACGCCCTGTCGGACATGAGCCATGGCGGATTAGATGTTCGTGGTGATCGACGCCAGATCTTCCGAGTCACCCCCGCACAGGCTCGTACCTCTGTAGGATGCCCGGAAGTGCGGAAGAACAAGGGTCCGGTGGATCCCCACGAACGAGTGCGCTGGAAGAAACAACAGGTGCGAGACGGTCTGTACCACATCTTCGGAAAGGAGAAACTCGATGCTGCCTTGGCAATGGAGAAGAGCCTCTCAGGGAAGGAAGCCTGCTGCGATGCCCTCGCTATCGCCTACGCCGGCTGGATCCTCAACCGAGATTGACACCTGGAAGAAACGCTGGCTCACCTACACGGGTAAACTGATCCA